CTACCCTTTAGAGAAATTTCAAAAAATCAAAAATTATACGGGAGGTGAGACGATGGCGAGACCTTTAAGCGAAAAAGGCAAACGAGAAAAAACCTATGAAAGCCTGATAGCAGCGGCGAGAAAAAATAATTATACAGAAAAATTCCTGATGGACAAAATAGATGATTATATGTCGTTATATGACGACCTAAATAATATAAAAAATCTAATTAATGCTATGGTAAAAAATGGGGAATGTGATGTAAAAGGCTACACAAATGCCACAGCAGAAAAAAGGCAGATCATAACGGCTCAAAATCGTATCCTGGAATTTTTGAAAATCGACCCTGACAGCATAATGAGCCGTGGAGATGATGCGGATGAGGAGTTATAGCCGTTTTATTGATCCGTACATCAGGAAAATCAAGAATAACGAAGTTATCCATTGCAAGGAACAGGAACAGATGCTTGACAACATCGTCATTCCTATGCTGGAACGATCGGACGTTGTTATCGACGATGAAAAAATAGAAAAAGGGCTTTCTCTACAGAAATACTTTCCGTACAAGCTGATTGAATGGGAGGTATTTCTTTTTGCGTTGATCGCCGGTGTGTTTTTTGAAGATGGTGACATAGTTTTTAATGACATCCGGGTAATGGTAGGCCGTGGAAGCGGAAAGAATGGATTCATTTCTTTTTTGTGCTTCTATTTTCTTTCGCCGTATCACGGAATCCGGGGATATAACATTGACCTGATGGCCAATGCTGAGGACCAGGCGAAAACATCATTCAAAGATGTGTACGAAGTTATCACGGATCCGGTAGATAAAGCGTATACGCAAGTGTTGAAAGCAAACTACCACGCCACAAAGGAATTGATTACCGGAAAGAAAACAAAATCAGAATTGCGCTTTAACACCTCTTCCAAGCGTGGCAAGGATAGTAAGCGAACCGGCTGCATCATCTTCGACGAAAAACATGAGTACACCGATGTACAGAACATGAACACCCTCAAATCTGGACTTGGAAAAGTTTGGCATGGCCGAATCATCACCATCACAACAGACGGCCATATAAGAGGTGCTGTACTGGACCAGGAAAAGGACCAGAACCGGGCAATCTTGAAAGAATACGATCCGCAAAACAGAACACTTGTTTTCTGGTGCAGAATCGAAAAAGAAGAGGAATGGAACCAGATTGATGTGCTGGTGAAAGCAATCCCAAGCATTAACGACTTCCCAAGCCTTCGGACGCAGATCCAGAAGGAGATCAGGGAAATGCCGTACAATATGGACTACTATCCGGAATTTATGGCGAAGCGTTGCAATTTCCCCATTGGAAACAAAGAAGTTGAGGTTGCTTCCTGGGATGATATTCTTGCAACGAATCAGGAACTTCCAGAACTGGAAGGAAAGAATTGTGTTGGCGGAATCGACTATGCAAAGACAAATGACTTTGTTGCGGTTGGCTTGCTTTTCCGTGACGGCGACAAAGTGGCATACATCCAACATACCTTTATTTGTTCCAGATCCGCAGACCTTAGAGGCATTAAAGCACCGCTGAAAGAGTGGGCAGAACGGAACGATATTACTTTTGTCGATGATGTGGAGATCTCTCCGGAAATTGTCACCGGCTGGTTTGAGCAGATGGGGCAGAAGTACAACATTTTGAAGATTGCAATTGATAACTTCCGCTATTCCTTACTTAACTCAGCTCTAAAAAAGATAGGCTTTGATGCCTATGAAAATAAAAATGTGTTCCTGGTACGGCCTTCCAACATCATGCAAGCGGCGCCTATTATCAACTCCATGTTTGTGAATCATTTGATTGAATTTGGAGATGTGCCGGTGATGCGTTGGTACACCAATAACACGAAAAAAATGATGGATGCAAAAGGCAATATCACCTATGGAAAGATAGAAAGGCGATACCGAAAAACAGACGGGTTCATGGCTTTCGTGAATACTGTGATACTACTGGATGAGATCCCAGAAGAGATAGACTACCAGAACATTGATTTTGACGTGTTCAGTTATTGAGAGGAGGTGGAAAGATGGGATTATGGAGTTGGCTACAGGGGAAAATGCTTGGAGGGAAAACGGTTGAAATATCCGCTGACACAGTGGAAAAGTACGTTGACCAGGAAAAGGCCAAGCTTCTCACTACTACAGAATTTGAAATTCATGCAGCTATTAACCTGATAGCAAATTGCATTTCAAAATGTGAATTTCGAACATATGAGCAAGGCAAAGAAACAAAGAGCTGGGAGCATTACGCTTGGAATTATGAACCGAACAAAAACCAAAATTCAAGCCAGTTTTTGCAAGAACTTGTCACAAGGCTTTTGTACTACAACGAATGCCTTATTGTAGAGTCAGGCGGGCAGCTTATCATTGCGGAATCGTTCGTAAAAGAAGAATTCTGTTTGAAAGAAACTGTTTTTCGAAGCGTTTACAGAGAAGGCCTGACTTTTGACCGGGATTTCTATATGTCGGATGTTTATTACTTCCGATTGAACAACCGGAACATTCGAAGCCTTCTGACAAGCCTATGCGCCGGATATAGTGAACTGCTATCTGAAGCCGTAGACAAATATGAGAAGGCGGGAGGCGAAAAAGGTACCCTGAAAATTGATGCTGCTGCCACTGGCATGAAATACGGTTCCCGCACGTTCGAAGAAGTTTACGAAGATTTGATGAATGAGCGATTCAAGAAGTTTTTCAATTCCAGGAGTGCAGTGTTGCCGTTGTTTAATGGATTTAATTACACCAAACAGGCAGCAGAACAAAGTAAAAAGTCTACATCTGAGATGAAGGATATCACGGACGTGGTGGACGAGATCACGGAGACCGTAGCAAGAGCATTTAACATTCCCGTCGCTCTTTTAAAGGGTGATGTATCCGATGTGGAAAAAATCACACGGAATTTTTTAACATTTTGTATTGATCCAATATGCGAGATGATCCAGACGGAAATCAATCGGAAACGATACGGCCGTCTTAAGGTGATCAAAGGGAATTATGTAAAAATCGACACAACTACAGTCATGCACACAGATGTTTTTGATGTGGCAGAAAGTGCCGATAAGCTTATCGCAAGTGGAATGTATTGTATTGATGAGTTGCGCAGAAAGTTGGGAGATCAGGAACTTGGAACCGAGGAGGCACAGAAGCATTGGATCACGAAAAACTATGAAACACTGGAAGGGGGGTGAGACAGGATGAAGGGGAACGCAACAAAATACCGCTTTGAGCAGAAAGCAGATAGCAACGCACATAAGCTGTACATTTACGATACAGTAACCGCCTACGGTGATTTTAACTGGGAAACATGGGATTATGACGAAAGCGAAACAAGTGCAAATTTCTTCCGCCAGTCGCTGGAGGAGATTCCAGAGACAGACCAGATTGAACTCCACATCAATTCTTACGGGGGAGATGTGAAGGAAGGAATTGCCATTTACAATATGCTGAAACAGCACAAAGCGGGAAAAATCTGTTATGTGGATGGCTTTGCTTATTCAATCGCCAGCGTGATCGCATTAGCATGTGACAAGATCATTATGGGCCTTGGGACGTCTATGTTGATTCACAACATGAGTATGTCAGTTTATGGAAACGCTGAGACATTGCGCAAATGTGCGGATGATTTAGATGTGCTGATGCAGTCCAACCGGCAGATCTATTTAGCCAGGGCGAAAAACCTGACTGAGGAACAGTTGATTGAGATGATGGACAAGGAGACGTATTTAACACCTGAACAGTGTTTAGAATACGGCTTTTGTGATGAGATTGCAACGACCTACTCAGCGGACCAGAACAAGATCAATCAGCTGGCCGGGATTGTTATCCAGCAACTGAGGCAGGAACTGAACAATCGGAAATCATTCATGGAAGAAATGAAGAAGTTTGTCCCGGCAGAGCCAACACCGAGCGAACCAACGCCGGTACAGGCAGCCACGCCACCAGCAGAACCAAAAGAACCAGAAAACAATACAGGTGAAAAGAAGATGCTTAACATGATGAACGCATTTTACACCGCATTCCAGAAAAAGGAGGATTAGAACACATGAGAAGTAAAGACTTACTGAAACAGGAAAACGCTCAGTTGATGCAGGCACTGACGCAGGCATTGCAGAGCAACGATGACGAAGTTATGGCAGAGGCGTTCACACAGTTCGCCGATGGAGTACAGAAGAGCATCCTTGAGGAGTACAGCGACCTGAGACAGAGCAATGACAGCGCAGTTCTGGCATCCAGAGGAATCAGACAGCTTACAAGCGAGGAGAAAAAGTTCTATCAGGCTTGGATCGATGCAACCAAGGCACCGAATCCGAAACAGGCACTGATCGACATCGACAAGGCAATGCCGGAGACAATCATCGAATCTGTGATTGAGGAGATGCAGGAGGCGCATCCGCTTCTTTCCGAAATCGACTTTATCAACTGCCAGGGCGCAATCAAGATGATTGTAAACGCTGACAACATCGACCTTGCTACCTGGGACGCTCTCACAACCAGCATTAGCACAGAGCTGGCAGGCAAGATCGACACGCTGGATATGACTCTTGCGAAACTGTCCGCATTTATCCCGGTGCCGAAAGACATGTTGAAACTTGGCCCGACATGGCTTGATAACTATGTGCGGATCATCCTGACAGAGGCATCAAGCGCAGGCCTTGAAAAAGGTATCCTGAAAGGAACCGGAAAGAATCAGCCGATTGGTATGTGCAAAGACCTGGACGGATCCGTGACAAAAGGCGAATACGCTGACAAATCAAAGGTTGCACTTGCTACCCTGGAGCCGGAAGCGTACAGCGCAGTGATCGCACCACTGGCAAACAAGCCAAACGGTGGATATAGAACCGTTCCGGAAGTCCTCCTTGTAGTAAACCCGGTTGACTACATCAGCAAAGTTCTTCCGTCTTCCACGGTACGGGCTACTGATGGAACTTACAAGAACAATGTATTCCCATATCCTACAAAGGTGGTACAGTCTTCTGTACTGGAAGAGGGCGAGGCTATCTTAGGACTGCCTGGCAAGTACTTTATGGGCGTTGGAGCTGGTTCATCCGGACAGATCGAATACAGCGATGAGTATCAGTTCCTGGAAGATAACCGTGTATACATCACAAAGATGTACGGAATGGGACGCCCGAAAGACAACAACGCTTTCGTATACCTCGACATCACAGGCCTGAAACCGGCACCGCTGAAAGTAGAGGTGACATCTACCACAGCGGCATCTACTTCCTCAAAATAAGGTGGTGAGGTAAATGGATGAGCTTTTAAAAGCTGTAAAAAATTACCTTGATATCACCTGGGAAGATGATGACACAGATGCAAAACTGACGGGCATCATTGAAAGAGGCAAGACATACCTTGACCGCAATGCAGGCACGGCGCAGGACTATGAAACAGAAGGCCTTCCCCGTGCCCTTCTCTTTGACTATTGCAGGTATGTAAGAAACAACGCCCTGGAGCTTTTCGAAGAGAATTTCCGGGGCGATTTGATTGCACTCAGAATGGGGGCGCAGGCGGATGAATATGCAGAACAGCAAGGTTACATTTGAAACCTTTAATGATGGCATATGCAGCATAAGGCAGATTGATGATGATGGAAATGCAGGGGACGAGATGGCGCGGGTACGGTACCAGGAACGCACTGTAGGAATCAAGCGATACTACGAGGCAATGACGGCAAAGGTACAGGTTGACAGGCTTATCCGGGTGCAGTATTTGAGGTGGCTTACATCGGAATATGTGGCCGTAATTGATGGGCAGGTGTACGATATCGTACAGGTGCAGACCATCAACGACAGCAACCCGAAAACAAATGACATTTCCATACACCTGACAAGAAAGAGACGTGATACATATGCCGAAATTTGAGGTGAAGGGGATAAGCGAGTTGGTGGCACAGCTTGACCGGATGGGACAGCTTGACACCCTTGCCCCAAAGATGCTAAAGGAAGCAGCGGAACCATTGCAGGAAGAGGTTATAAAACAGGCAACACCGCATTGGGTAACCGGCAGCATGGTACAGTCCATTAAGCCTTCCAGCGTGACCCATGGAAAAAATGGGAATTATACCATTGTTGTGCGGCCAACAGGAAAAGATAAGAAAGGCGTTCGAAATATGGCAAAGGCCTGCTATTTGGAGTTTGGAGCCAAGGGACGCCCCGCAACTCCAATCATCACCACAGCCGTGCTGAATGCAGAGCCGGCCGTAAGGGAACGCTTGCAAGAGGTATTTAACAGGGAGGTAGGCGCATGATGTCAGATGAATTACTGGTTGCCACTTTGGAGCCGCTTGGGTATCCGGTGAAGCCTTACGAGTACAAAGGTGCAAAAGCTGAGTATATCGTGTATAACGAAGAGGATGAGCGGGGCACCAATTACAGTGATGATTTACCAACTGGCAATTCTATCTGGTGGCAGGTGCACCTTTTCACTCCTTCCAACAGCAATTACCGGAGCGCAAAAAGGCGAATCCGGGAACTTTTGCAAAAAGCCGGCTTTGGAGTGGGGCAAGTAAAAACAATTTATGAAAAAGAAACAGAAACCGTGCACGTGATTATTTCGTGCAACTATTTAGAAAATATGGAGGATGAAATAAATGGCTAAAGTAGGATTAAAGCACATCGTAGCAGCAGCACTGAACGAGGATGAAGCTACATACGGCAAGGGCTATGTGGTAGCAAAAGCCATCAAGGCAACTGTTACCGCAAACAACAACGATGTAAAGTTATACGCAGATGATGGCGTTGCCGAGTCTGACAAGTCTTTGAAAGATGTATCTCTTTCCCTGAACGTGGATGATCTGACACAGAAGGTATACGCCGATCTGTTAGGGCACACATACACCGCAAAGAGCGGCGACTCTCCAGAAACTGTGATCGCAAACGGCAACGATGTAGCGCCATATGTTGGAATCGGATTTTATGGGGAAGTTCGAAGAAACAACAAAACTGTTTATCAGGCAAAATGGTTATTCAAAGCTCAGTTTTCTGAGCCGAACGACGAGACCGATACAAAGGGCGAAACTGTAGCATTTCAGACGCCTACCATTGAGGGAACAGCTTTCAAGCTGGACAATGGAGACTGGAAAGAACAGGCAGAATTTGAGACAGAGAAGGAAGCGATCGCATGGGTTGACGGAAAGGCAAACATCACCACGGCGGCGTAATGGAGGCATAACACATGAGTGATCTGAACCCAATCGGCGAGGTGATCGTTCTGGACGGGGTGGAAAGACATTTACTTTTCACCCTGAATGTGATCGATGAACTACAGGACAAGCAGAACGCCACACTGGATGAAGTCGTTTCCAAGCTGACGGACAAGAAGGAATCAAACAAGGCGTTGAAGTGTATTCTCAGCACGCTTTTAAACGATGAGGCAGAGCGGACAGGCGGAAAGCTGAAAACCTATACGGAAAAAGAAGTTGGTTGGCTTGTAACCATTCAAAACGTGATGGAAGTAACTGTTGCCGTGTTGCGTGCATATGGGTACTCTCTTCCAGAGGCTGACGAATTTGACAGCCACCCAAACGCAGAGGGGCGGAGCGAGTAAACACCGCCCGCCTTCTTTATATCGGGTGCAAAATCCTGAACTTTTCACAGCGGGAATTGATGGAAATGACTCTTAGAAAGTTTTTCCTGATTTACGACCAGCACTTAGAACTGAACGGATTAAAGGAAAAAGAGTTAACCGTCGATCAGATATTCTAAATCATCTTGAAAAAGTTTCATGATTGTGCAATAATGATGAAAAGGAGATGATGCTATGGGTTATTTGATCGCCGGTATCGCAATTATAGTGTTTCTTGAAGTGCTTCCGCTGTTGTTGTGCGTGATTGGACTTGTGAAAATTGAAAAGTATCAAAAGAAGCATCCAGAAAAGAGAACAAAAAAGAAGTATGCTTCTTATTCATGGATGGAATGAAAAAGTTTGACAGAAACAAAAAAGAAAGAGCCTTGATGAAGGGCTCTTTTTCTTTATGCGTGCGGAGGTGAAAACATGGCATCAAATTATGAAATAGGGGCTTCGATATCGCTGGACGGTGAACAAACATTTCGGCAGAGCGTGACAAGCTGCAACAATGCATTGAAGGAGATTACATCCGAATCCAAACTTGTGAGTGCACAGTTTGACGGACAGAAGAATTCTATGGCAGCGTTGGAGGCTCAACACGACGTTCTAGCAAAGGCGGTAGAAGCACACAAAGCCAAAGAGGAGGCTTTGAGCAATGCCCTGAATCATGCGGTGCAGAATCAGAACCAGATAGGGGAAAGCCTGGAAAAACTGAAATCCGCACGGGATACGGAACAGGCTAAACTGGAAGAGCTGAAGAAAACCTATGGCGACGCATCGGATGAAGTAAAGGCACAGGAAGAAAAGTTACAGTCTCTGAACGATCAGATTGAAAAGGGCGAGAAAAACTACGAGACAGCCGGAAACCGGGTGCAGAAGTGGCAGACACAGTTGAACAACGCACAGGCCGAGACCATCAAGGCAAACAATGCGCTGGAAGAGAACGAAAAGTATCTTGACGAGGCGTCAAAGTCTGCGGATGGATGCGCCGACAGCATTGACGAGTTTGGCAAGAAGGTAAAGGCAAGCACGGCAGAAGTAGAAGATTCTTCTGATGGTTTTTCCAGTTGGTCAGACAAATTCCAAAACGCTTTTGCAAATCAGGCTTTATCTGTGGCCAAGGAAGTCCTTGGAAAAATCAAGGATGCAGCCATTGAGGCGGCTCAGTATATCGTAGAAGTTGGAAGCTCTTTCGAAGCGGCAATGTCAGAAGTCGCGGCCATTTCCGGGGCAAGCGGGGACGAACTGGACGCCCTGACGGAGAAGGCGAAGGAATTAGGCTCATCCACAAAGTTTTCCGCAACAGAGGCGGCGGAAGCGTTTAAATATATGTCTCTCGCTGGATGGAGCAATGCAGAGATGTTATCCGCAGTAGATGGCGTTATGAGCCTCGCAGCGGCCTCAGGAATGGAATTAGCGGATGCATCGGACATGGTAACGGATTACCTGTCGGCGTTCAATATGGAGGCATCTCAGGCGGCCTATATGTCTGATATGCTGGCATACGCACAGGCCAATTCCAACACCACAGCGGAACAGCTTGGGGAAGCGTACGGAAACTGTGCGGCAAACCTGAACGCAGCCGGACAGGATATCGAGACTGTGACGGCTTTGCTGGAAGGTATGGCCAATCAGGGAATGAAGGGTTCTGAAGCGGGTACCGCATTAGGCTCTGTCATGTCGCAGATTACACAGAAGATGGAAGACGGAGCCATCCAGATCGGCGAGACAACAGTAAGCGTTGCAGATGCGCAAGGTAACTTTCGTGACCTGACAGACATCATTACCGATATCAGCGGAGCCCTTGACGGAATGGGCACACAGGAGCGCAGTTCTGCCCTTGCAGCCACATTCAATAAGACGGCTTTAAGCGGCTTGAACCTTATCTTGAATGAGGGCATTTATAACATATCTGATTATGAGGATTCGTTGAGGGAGTGCGACGGTGCAGCCGAAGATATGGCGGACACCATGCAGGACAACTTGCAGGGGGCTATCACTCAGATGGAATCCGCAGAGGAAGGGTTAGGCGTTGCACTTTATGAAAAGGTTTCGGGACCGCTCACTTCGGCGGTGAAAGTTGCCACTGGTTTGATTAATGGAATCACTGGCGCATTGACTTCTGAAAAATCTGAACTGGAAAACTTTATTGATGACATCAAAACATCAAACGATGAAGTTGACAGCCTTATTTCAAATTCCAAGGAAGCAATGTCCGGGTCTGAAACGGATATTGCACAATTAGAACAGTACCGACAGACCTTACTGGAGCTTAATTCAGAAACAGAAAAAACCGAGTACGACAAATACAGAATCAAAACGATTGTTTCCGAACTCGCTGATTCTATACCGGAATTATCGGATGCATACGATGAAGAAACAGGATCTATTAATCTGACGGATGAAGCAATCAACCGATTGATGAATACACAGGAAGCCTACCTGTTGCAACAGGCCGCAACGGAAGCAAAAGCGGACGCTATGCAAGCCCTCTTCGAGGCAGAAATGAATGTTGCAAAGGCAGAAAGCGCAGTAACTCAATCGTCAAAAGATTTAACTAATGCACAAGAAGCAAATGAAAAATCAGCCGACTTCCTTGCAGGTGGTGCAGGCGATTTATGTGCAGAAGTGGCAGACCTTACCCAGCAAAACAAAGAAGCTAATGAAGAATGGGATAAAGCGAAAGACTTACAAGCAGAAGCAGAAGAACAGTATAAGTTGACTTCTGATGCGGTTGACTCTGCATCAGATAAAATCGCAGAACTGACAGGCGAAACGGGGGACGCTACAGAGTCCACCGAAGAGATGGCCGGAGCACTTGAAAATGTCACTGATGCGGAAAATGAAACTTCTGACGCTCTCGAAGATTTGAAAGAGAGCATCTCCGACTCTATCACAAGTAGCGTGGATATGCTTAACGAATTTGACGGCGGCATGGAAGTAACAGCAGAGGACATCAAGAAAAACCTGCAAAGCCAAATCGACGGAATGAGCGAGTGGAGCGACAACATGCAGACGCTGGCAGGAGCCGCAGGGCAGGGCATGAGCCAGGAACTGTATGATGCACTGGTAGAAATGGGGCCATCTTCCGCAAACCTTGTTAATACTCTGGTGGAAACATTGACTTCCGACATGGAAAACGGCACAAGTGAGTTTTCGGAAATTTGCGGCGAATGGTCGGAGGCCATGGCCTTAAGTGATGATTCTGAAATACTTGCATCCTATTCTTCCGTAGGTGATGGAATCAATTCAGCCGTGCAGACTTCCATAGACACGGTAAAGGAAACTGTATCAACCGGAACAGAAGGCATTGCAGAGGAAGCATCTCAGATTGATGAAGAGATTGCAAAAGGCGTAGAAGCGAACAAAGCAGAAGTTGCAACCGCAACAGAAACCGTGATTGCAGAAAGCACGGCGACTATTGCAAAAAAATACACAGATTACCGCTCACAGACGCAGACGGCGGCGAAAGGAATCGCTGACGGTATCCTTGCCACGAAAGCCAATGCAATGCAGGCGGCCGTTGAAGTGGCAAAATCGGCACTTACATCAGCAAACGGGCAGACGTCCCAATTTACCGAAGTAGGTAAGAATATGATGGCCGGTGTGGCCGCAGGATTGAATCAAAATTCACAGCTTGTATACAACGCAGTAACCACAATTCTGAACAAAGCCAAAACAGAAGCCAACAAAGCCACCGATTCGCACAGCCCATCGAGGGTATGGCGGAATCAGGTAGGTGCGTATATGTCTCAGGGTTTGGCCTTGGGTATCACAGACGGGACGAAGGATGTAATTCAGGCGGCGGTTGACCTTGCCAAAGCGGCCGAGGATGCCACCACTGGAGAACTACAGATTCAGTCACCAAGTAAGGTATTTAAGTCTTTCGGCGCCTACATTTCTGAAGGCCTTAAGATTGGAATTGTAAGCAAAAAGGGAACGGCCGTGAAGGCATCCGCTTCCATGGCAAAAGAAGTGTACGAAAAAGCATCATCGTGGCTCACCAGCTATAAAAAGACGCACAGCGTAGGCATTGAGGACGAAAAGAAGTTTTGGAAACAGATAGCCACAGTTGTAAAAAGTGACGGAGCATCCTACAAAAAGGCTTTGAAAAATGCCGCTGTGAATGACAGCTTTGTAAGCGAAGTGCAGAAAAAGTTGAAATCTGCTTTTGATGTATCTTGGCTCACAACGAAATCAGGGCAGACGGTAAAAAAAGAAGCTGCAACTTATTACAAGGAACTGACAAAGGCGGCAACGACTTACATCGAGAACAAAACGGCCACCGACAACCTTACCTTACAGCAAGAAAAATACTTTTGGCAGCAGGTGCAAAAATATGTAGACAAGGGAACACAGACCTATGCAGACGCCGCCAAAAAGATAAAAAAGCTGAATACGGAGATCAAAAAAGAGCAGACAAGTTCCAAGAAGAGCGACTCAAGTACTATACAGTATGGAGTATCTGGAGACGGTCTGGAGGCCTACAAGAGCCTATATAATGTATCAGCCTATGCAGAACTGCAATACTGGCAGCAGGTGCGAAAAAGCAAGAACCTGACAGCCGCTCAGAAGCTTGCCATTGATGAAAAAATCGTTGAGGCGGAAACAAACTATTATGATGAGCTTAAGGAATTAGAGGATGATTACTATGATAAGTGCAGTGAAGTAAATGAGAAGCTGCAAGAAGAGGTCGAATCCTTAACCGAAACCTACACCAGTGCTTTGTCAGAGCGCAAATCTGCTATCAAAGATTCTTTCGGTATGTTCGACGAATTTACCAGCGAATCTGAAACAGCCGACGTTTTACTCGCAAATATGCAATCACAGGTTGCGGGGTATGAGCTTTGGATGTCGCAGTTGGAAGAGCTGCGAAGCCGTGGCATTGTATCAGATGAGTGGATGGAAGAGCTGCAAGAGTTGGGACCTGATAACGCAGCTACCATCGTCGCCCTGAATCAGGCATCTGATGAGCAATTGCAAGCAATGCAAGAGGCATACGATGCGAAAAACCTTCTTGCACAGAAGGAAGCAGAAAAGGAACTAGCAAGCCTGAAAACGGAAACAGATGAGAAAATTGAAGCCCTAAAAAAGGCGGCTCAATCAGAACTGGATGCCTACAAGGCAGAATATGAGGCATCCGTTGCGGAAGTTTCCGAAGCGATTAGCGAACCACTGAAAAAACTGGCGACACAGGCTACTACACTGGGAGAAACGGCGACAGCTAAATATATTCTTGGGTTAAAAAACGAAGCTGAATCGAAAGAAACAAAGCAGACTTTGAAAGGCATCAATAAAGTTGTGGTTGACAGCGTGGGCGATATTTCCACCAGCATGAGCGCAACAGGAAAGGGCGCAGTTGATACCCTTGTTAATCGGATGGAGAAGCGAGCGAAAGCAGAAAGCACCGCCGAGACTTTATCATCCACCAAAGAAACGATTGCCAGCGGACTGAAAGGCCTGACAACAAAAGGGAAAACCATCGGCACAAATATGTTGGATGGGCTTCTCACAAATCTGAACGACGAGGAAAAGATTAAAAAGAGCGCAGCCACTTTTGTGGACACTCTAGAGGCAGCCATCAAAAAAGAGGCCGGCATTGCATCGCCGTCAAAGCGTTTCCGTGATGTGATCGGTAAGCAGATACCTGCAGGTATCGCCGTAGGAATCGAAACGGGAACAGAAGAAGCGGCAGACGCCGGGGAAGAGATGGTAAAAAGCATCTTGGACGCAACCGCCGAACAGATCCAGAGCCAGCAGGCAACAGTTGCAAGCACCTTGGACGGAATAGATTCCAGCGGTATCAGCCTTGTGAACAGCATTGCGGCGCAACCTTTAACATCTCTTAATTCTGTGACAGTAAATAACTCCGGAGCTGCGGAAATGATGGCCGGGATGATAACAGAGCTTCGAAACGTAAAGGATGAGATATCAAGAATGAAAGTAGTAATGGATACAGGCGCATTAGTGGGAGAGATTGCAGAACCGGTAGGGGACGCACTCACAGCACAAGTGATGAGGGGGTGGTAATATGGCGACAGCAAAGGCAACGATTAATGGTATAAACATCAAAGATTACAATGCGGAATTTTTTGGAATTACACTGGATGAGCGGGATATATCAAATTCCAGCGAAGCAATGGACGGGACCTTCTCGCCTTTTTTGATACGCCCTACCATGGGACTGAATGAATATTCTTTGATTTTTCACGTATATGGGAATTCCAGATATTCGGTGTGGGACAATGAGAGCAAGCTGCTGAAAGCATTTCAAGATGTATGCACCGTGTATATCGACCAACTTGGAAACGCTTCAGCACGTAAAAAAGAATTTATTCTTTCTTTAAAGAGCGTATCAAGAACCGAATACGGGCAGGGGCATCGGTGGAGCCGGGTTGTGTTAAAATGCGTGGGTTACTGTAAAGGCAAGGAAATATCGTCTTTCAGCTTGAGCGGCATAACCGAAGATAGTGATGATTTTTCAGTCACTTTTTCAGCTGATGATATTGCTTCTAAATTTGTTGGAAGCGTGCCAGTAATTGCAAATATCAGTCTTTCTCAGTACCGACTCCCGACAATTACAAGCACCGACACCGGAGCCAATGAGGCGGAAATCGGGAACCCATATCCTATTGCGGCAACGGTTACCATATCCGGGGTATGCTTAAACTCTTACGGAAAAGATATGGGCGACTTTGTGTTGACTGCATATCCTTTAAGTCCCACTGGGGAAAAATTTGCCGGGATGAAAGAAATCACAGTGAATGGGCTTTCTGGCAAATATACATTTACGAATAATGTACAAGCTGAATACGGATGTGGTTATGTTTCGGTGTCGATGCCTTCGCCTATCGTCCTTGGGCAGAAAGGGCAAGAAATCAGCATGAAAATTAAAGGTATAAATCAGGCAACTTTTAAAAACAATTTCACTGTAGCGCTGCAATACTATCCAATTTACTTGTAAGGAGGGCATCGGATGAGAGTACTTACACAGGGCGGGGGATTCAAGCGCTTCCTTTTCCGCAGGAAAGATTTTAAGCTGGAAGAGAAAATTGATAATGGGGTGCGAAAAGTCCAGATTTCTCTCACTTACCCTTTGGAGGATGGCCGGGTACTCTGTCAAGATTTGCTTGAATACGAGGGGGATTACTACAGAGTAAAGGAGGCTCCCATCAAGGGGGTGACCGGTTCCATCGTTGCAGAGCAGGATACGGACGCATTGAGCGGGAAGGTATTTAAGTCGTATGAAATCAATGCAAGCCTTACAAATGCCGTGAAGCTGGCTTTAAATGAAACAGGATGGACTTACAAAAATGTATCGTGCAGTGATACGGCGATCAGAAATATGTCCGAAAACAATACAACGGCTTTGGATGTGCTGGGGAAAATCGCAGAATCTTACTTTTGTGAAATCTCCTTTTCCGCAAAAGAAAAAACAGTATATCTTTACGATAAAATCAAAAAGGCGAAAGGGTACACGCCGAAATTTATCCGTGGATTGAATCTGAAAAGCCTTGAAGTGAAGATTGATACAAATGATTTTTTTACAGGGATTCTTCCTATTGGAGCCGACGACCTGACTATAGAGGACGTGAACGATGGAAGCAAATACCTATATAATTTTCAGTATTCCAGCATCAAAAAGGTGCTGATTTGGGAGGATACCAACTATACGGACGCACAAAGCCTAAAGGATGCCGCAGAACTGAAGCTTGCAGAAATATCAACGCCGACGGTAACATATACCGCCTCTATCTTGGATCTGGCGAATATTGATGATAAATACAATGGATATGCTTTTGACTTGGGAGATGAAGCAGTGGTACAGGATCCAGACATAGAAGTTTCAGACTGCCAGAGGATTTTAAAAATAACAAGGTATCCAGATAAGCCAGAGAAAAACACGATTGAGCTATCAAGCCGAAAAACCAGCTTCAGCGACTTGCAAAAGAAGATTCTTGCGGCAGTGGATTCTGTGACAAATGTAACAAACGGGAAGATTGTAATAGGTTCAAAGGTTGAGGGCATTTCAGCCAACCAGATAGACGGACTTGAGATTTATTACAACGAGCCTATTTCTAACCTTGAAATTGATGAGATATGCAAATAAGGAGGTAATAGAACATGGCAGACAAATATTTTTTAGACAAAGATGGACTTTCCCACTTATGGGAGAAAATCAAAAGTACTTTTGTAAAGCAGGAATCAGGCAAAGGACTGAGCACCAACGATTATACCACCACTGAAAAAAACAAGCTGAGCGGTATCGATGCGGGGGCACAGGTGAACCAGAACGCCTTTGGCAGTGTATCGGCGAACGGGGCGACCATTAAGGCGGCCACGGCATCCGATACCCTTCCACTTCAGAACGGCGACAATGTGACGATTACGATTGACGAGGATAAAGGACTGCTTGCCATTTCCGCAAAGGATACGGTGTACACTCACCCAACGTACACGGCGAAAACCAGCGGGCTGTACAAAGTTACCGTTGACGGAACAGGTCACGTATCAGACGCCACGGCGGTGACGAAAACGGATATCACCGGGTTGGGCATTCCTGCATCCAATACTACATACAGCGATTTTACGGGAGCCACATCATCCGCAGCGGGTGCACATGGTTTAGTACCAGCACCGGCGGCAGGCGATCAAAACAAGGTTCTGGTTGGCGGTAAGGCATGGAAAGAAGTCGGCCTTTCCACACAGCAGGAAGAATATGGCATCATCCTAACTCAGACGCTTGGAGGTACATCTGTTGGAAGCAACACAGAGCTTTTTGTAGCGTCTTCCACAGCGCACGGCCTCATGGATCTGGCGGACAAGAAGAAGCTGGATGCTTTTGGAGAGGCCAGCACATACGCCCTGAAGACGGACATCACAAACGTATACAAATACAAGGGCAGTGTTGCCACATCTGCAAAGCTTCCCACATCGGGGCAGACGGCGGGCGATGTGTACAATATCGAAGCATCATCCACCTACGGACCGGCGGGAACAAACGTAGCATGGACAGGTTCCGCATGGGATGCCTTGGGTGGACTCTTTGAAGTAACGGCCATCACCAACACAGAAATAGACACCATTTGCGTATAACAAGCATGACAGAGAAAGAGGGGTGATAAATTATGGGATTTCTGGATAATACGGGACTTGCGGAATTGTGGAACAAAATCAAAACTTACATGTCGAACAACTACGCGGCGAAATCCCACAGCCATACGCCACAAAACACATTTCAGACGGTTTCCGTTGGTGGAAGCACAAACATCACAGCGGACAACTCCAGCGACTGCCTGACGCTTGTAGCTGGTGACGGTATCAGCCTTGCGGGAGACGAAGAGCGGCAGAGCGTGACCATAGCCAACACATACAAATACACACATCCATCCTACACGGCGAAGTCCAGCGGATTGTACAAAGTCACCGTAAACAGCTTAGGGCACGTATCTGCTGCCACGGCGGTTACCAAGTCGGACATTACAGGTTTAGGCATTCCAGCCAGCGACACAACCTATAGCGATTTTGAAGGAGCCACAACAACACCTATTTCAGGCGGAGTGAGTGGACTGGTACCGGCCCCAAGTTCTGCAAAAACGCAACAGGTGCTTTGCAGTAACGGCAAATGGGTAGACTTGGGGATATCCTACTGCGAGGAGGATTACACAAGTGCATCGGTGTCTTTGCAAGTGAACAGTAGTTCTGTTGGCAAGGCAACCCTTCCAGTAGCCACATCAAGCACAATGGGGCTTATGTCGGCGGCGGACAAATCAAACCTTGACCAGCTTGTGACCAATCAGGGCAATGACATCGTTGGTAATGCTGGGACGGCTACCACCTTGCAGACAGCGCGAGCCATCGACGGTGTGAACTTCAATGGTTCCGTTGCAATCAGCCATTACGCCACCTGTTCCACAGCGGCGGCAACGGCGGCGAAAACGTGCACGATTTCAAACTTTTCGTTGGTTACGGGCGCACGGGTGTTTGTGCGTTTTTCCTATGCCAACACAGCGGCAAGCCCTACCCTGAATGTTTCCAGCACGGGAGCCAAGGCAATCTATTACAAAAATGCGGCGATTCCAGCGAACTACATCACACAGTACACAGTGCTGGAGATGGTATACAGTGGCTCATACTGGTACGTGGTGGGCGACCTTACAAAATATCTGGTGGATACGCTTGTATCACCTACGTCGCTTTATTCGTCAACTACGGGGATTTATGCGGCTGCGGATAAGACTTGGAAATACACCACCGTTTCAAACCTTTCCAACTGGAAAGAAGTACGCATGTGGGTACAGATGTCCGAGGCGTGGCGTGGATACATGACATTCACGCGGAATGACAACACTTGCTATGCAAACGGATTTTATAGCGCATCATATTATGCAGTAATGGAAATCATTTGTGACTTTGATAACAACCGTGTAGGCGTGTACGTATTGAGCCGAAGCAACTGGACTTACGATGTAATGTGCATCAAGCGCATAGAAGGCATCGTGAGAAATTAAGTGCAATCAAGAAAGGAGACCCAATGGCAAATATTACAGCAAACCTTAAAAAATCCTGTCAGCTGTGTACGGCAAGGATGTCAGACAGGCGATTTATGATAGCATCGTTGAATGTAACAACACCGCAAACAGTTCGAGTACTACGGCAACAAATGCAAATACAACGGCAAACAATGCCTTGAAAGTAGCAAACAACGCTGTTGATGTTGTTTGCAATTCCGAAACAGACAGTATGCTTTTAGCCGTTCTGACAGAAAGCGTTGACGTAACTGTAACCAATAACGCAATTTGGCAGCCTGGAAGCGGTGGATTGTTTAGCGGAACGGCAGAAAAGAGCAATTATAAAGCGGGAAAATGTGTTGTTGATCTCAGTAGTGGAATAACGGAGTACCTAATCACCATGGGACAGACTCAGGAAAGACATATGCACCATATGTATATCTGGTAAGTACAGAAGGTATTTTAAAATCAACGCTTGTTTCACCTACCACAACAAGCACTTATGGAAATGTCTGGAAGGTATCGGTTCCAGCCGCTTCATCATCAAGTGATACAAGATACTTGTATATCAACAGCTACAACCACGATATCACAGTTCGGAAGATTGGTTAAAACAGAGGTACGGAAATAATGGATTCAAATGTAATACTGGAAACACCAGAGGAAGGACACGGAACCATGGAAGAAACATTCATTACGAGGCTGGAGCATGAAGAGTTCCGCAGAAGATTAAACGACGAGAACACGAGGCAGAACAGACGCATAGAATTATTGGAAGAGAATGTGCTGGAGATTGGACAGCTTACCACTACAGTAGCAAAGATGGCGGTAAATCTCGATAACGTTATCGCCATGCAGAAGAAGCAGGGCGAGCGCCTGGACGTACTGGAGAGCCGAGACGGAGACAGATGGCGAAGCGTTACCAGCTATCTTATCACAGCAGTCATTGGCATCATCGTAGGGTATATATTTACACAATTTGGAATGTGAAAGGAGGCAACGTCATGAGAGACTGGAAAAAATGGGCAAAGGCGGCAGGAATCAGAGCCATAAAGACCGTAGCACAGACGGCGGTAGGCGTGATTGGCAGTGCCACCATCATCGGGGCGGTAGACTGGAAGATCGTAATATCTTCTGCCCTTCTTGCCGGTGCGGTAAGCCTGCTTACTTCGGTGGCAGGACTTCCGGAGTTGGAGGAATCTTAGACTAAACATAGACTAATCTATGATTAAAGGGAGGCATCAACATGGCTTTAAATATAATCAAAAACTACCTGACAAAAAACAGATGCTACCAGACCGGGGCGACCTGTACCAAGATCGGCATCCAGATCCACACCATCGGCACCGGTCAGGGGACTGCCGCCAGTGTGGCAGAGTACTGGAATCAATCGGCGGTTTCCGCTTGTGTCCATTACTGCGTGGATGCAGACACGGCGGGGAAGGTGCTGCAGTTCCTTCCAGAAACCATTCGATCATGGGCAGATGCCGGATGGGGAAACAACAATTTGATCACTATGGAGATTTGCGAGTCGGATTATATTAAATATACGTCTGGAGCGAATTACACAATCTTGAATGAATCGAAATTCAAAGCCGACATTTTACGAGGCTACAATACCGCCGTGGAGCTTTGTGCCAAGATCTGCAAAGAGCGTGGTTGGAACCCACAGGCGAAGTTATCCAACGGCATGTATCTGATTAGTTCCCACAACGAGGGAAACAAAGCCGGTCTTTCCAGTGCTCACGTAGATCCGGATCATGTGTGGGGTAAATGTGGCCTCACTATGGACGGATTCAGGGCAGCAGTTGCCAAGGCAATGAGCACGGAGCCGGTACTTGAGAAGGGCAAAAAAGTCAAACTTACTACAGGAATTGCAATCCGGGACGGGGTCAGCACAGCGACCAAGGCGGCCGGGTATGTAAAGTATAAAGACCTTCCAGCCAAAACAAAAATCAAATGCATCAAACTGGAAGGCGGGAAAGCGAAACTGAAAAAGGGCAACGTGGTAGAGATCCAGGAGGCGAAAACGGACTACAACAGAACAGTGTGGATCCGAATCAAATCCGGATGGCTGCCTGTGAAGGTAAAGGGGGCGTATAGGGTGGCGAGTGTATAATTTGAATCGAGTTAGAAACGAGTTAGAATTGAGTTAGAAACGAGTTAAAACACATTTAATCAATCATAGTTGCTGGATATTGGAAAAGAAAAGGGGCGGCGTTTTTGCCGTCCCATCTTTTTTATTTAATATTTGCGTGTAGCAATCCGTTCCTGTTCTTTATTTTTAAAAATTTCTATCTCGATTGCATCGAGCTCTTCCCAGTCCATCCCGTATTCATTTACAAGGACTTCGGCCTTTTCATCACAGTAGGCGGCGAATACAGGAGTTGTATGTTCTGCAAAGCATTCACAAGCCAGCTTGTAAGCGCGGATTGCAGTATCTTTTATAACCTTATCGATTTCTTCTTTGCTGTGAAAGCAACCTGGACCCATGTAATAACCTCTGTATTTTGTGTATTCTCTCATATCTGTTTACCTCCATGTATTTAAAATTTAATATGTTTTCGTGTTATCCGTTGGCGGTGCCCCGGAGCTTTTCAGCCGGTTCCGGTCGCTGTTGCCGAACTCTACGCCCTGGCAACCGGGCGGGATGTTTTCCTTTGATGATTATAGTATAAACCAAAAATAGTTTAATGTCAAGTACAAAATAAACTTTTTTTGGATTATTATATTGACTTTTTTTACGTGTGAAATTATAATGGAGGAAAAGGAGGGATTAAAATGTTGGTATACAAAATTAATGTTATAGAAACGCTAAAAGAGTCCGGATATAACAGCACTAGAATCTTAAAAGAGAATATAATAAGCCAGTCAGCAATGCAGAAGCTTAGAAAGGGGGAAATGGTAGGCATAAAGACACTTGAACAACTATGTTCCTTGCTTGATATGCAGCCTGGCAACATAATTAAATATATCGAAAATAAACCATAAAAAGTTTATTTTTAGTATTGACAATAAACCAAAAATAGTTTATACTTGTATTATCAGATGAGGCAAGTAAATCTGAAATACAGAAAGAGAGGACGATATGGAAAATATGAACATGCAGGAAACTACAAGAATTATCTTAGGATTGAGATCAGCAGGATGGAGCGACACAGACATAAATGATTTTATTCTCTTTATTGAAACAGGTGAGGAACGGTATAAACCAAAAGAAAAAGAAAAGGCTGAATAATCAGCCGGAACATTGACAGAGAGGGCGGACTTGCCACCGCTCTCCATCAAAAACAGCATAGCAGAAAACCAAAAGAAAAGCAATCTTAAGTTATTATAGGTTTCAGCATTTCGGCGGTCGGAATTGTCAAAACCTATAATGTAGAGAAACCCGCATAAACAGCGGGTTTTTTCTATGCCTGGTAGAATACAAAGGTTAATTTCTGCTCTTCCTTGTCAAAAATGATTTCCTTCACGATAGAACGGATCATCGTTCCCTTTTCCTGGTACGTGCTATCCTGATTGAATATTACATCATAGGCCGTACCAATCTTGATAAACATATCTTTCTTTGTGGGCTTCTTCTTCGGAAGTTCCAAGGATAAAATTTTTCCCTGGAGCCGTTCACGTTCTTCCCGGATCCGCTTCTTACTTTCGGCGTACTCTTCCATGGAATCAATCCCGTTTTCGAATGCCAGCCGCACACGCTCCTCACGCTGCTGCAGCTTCTCCAGTTCCTTCCTGTACCGGTCCGCTTCGGTGTTGCGCTCGTTGGTGATCGGAAGGGCTGGGAGGTATTCACACACAAAATCACGGCCGTTCATGATCTCCTCGAAGTTGCTTTTTATCATCCGGATCAGTTTGGCCTCTGAAATGCTGCAACTTCCTTTGTGGAATCCCTTGCCATATTTCCAGCATTGGAAGAATGGGACGGAAGAGGAGGAGCAATAACCAAGGCTTGCGCCACAGATGGAGCATTTCACAACGCCGCTTAACCAGTGTTTACATCCAGAAACATCGTGCTGTTTGTGCTGCTTCCTGTTGGCGTTCATCCATTCCATACGGGCATCAAATCGTTCTTTGGAAATCCTTACTTCGTGGCTGCCTTCGAAGCTGATTCCGTTCCATGAGACTGTACCGGCATAGAATTGATTTTTCATCAGGCGGCGGATCGTCCGGGCTTCGAAAAGGTTTCCCCGTTGCGTGCGGTATCCAAGATCATTGCACCGTCTCGCTATTCCGGTGGCGTCGAGATGCTCAAAGTCGTACAGATCAGCTATGTACTGGTAGATCTTATACGTTTCTTCGTCTATTACAAAAGGTTTGCCTTCACCTACTGCCTTGTATCCAAGAGGCGGGGAAGTCTGGTAGCCGCCTTTAATGGCTTTTTCCTGCATTCCTCTGGTTACTTCCTGGGAGAGGTTGTAACTGTAAAATTCGTCGTTCCATTCAATAATCATTTCAATCAGTCGCCCATACATTCCTTCGGAAATGGGTTCCGTGATGCTTACAACGTCGATATTGCACTTTTTCCGCAAAATTGACTTGTAAAATGCAGATTCATCCTGATTACGGGCGAAGCGTGAGAACTTCCAGACAAGGATCACATCAAACGGGCGTGGCTTCGTTTTCGCCGTGGCAATCATCCGTTGGAACTCCGGGCGGTTTTCCGCATTCTTCCCGGATATGCCGTTCTCCATGTAGATATATTCATTGCTTACCACGATGCCGTTTTTCTTTGCGTACTCCAGCAGGAGGCGTTTTTGTGCATCTGGCGAAAGCTCTTCTTGTCTGTCCGTGCTGACACGGATGTACAGGGCGGCAGTTTGAAATTTGTGGTCTGTCATATGGTCATCTCCTTCATACAATAGTCATGCGTTTGTATGAGTTAAAGCCCTAATTCCTTCAACAGGTCTGCATGTGTTGTCATTGGTTGATAGTCCGTCGGATTATTGTGATAGGATTTGAATATTTCCATTTCATCTGGAGTCAGTGCATCTTCTTCCAGATTTGCAAGCGCAAAGGTAGAGCGGATCAATTCCCATACCTTTTCGGCATCCGCTTCACTCATTACAGTAACAGCACCTAAAATTCTTTCTTTTACTTCACTCATATCGTTACACTCCTTTATAGATTTGCCCACGGTTCCCTATATCGATAATATCAAGTATAAGCCCGTTTACGTCAAATAATACTCTGTATGTTCCAACACGAAGACGGTAACCATCAGCTCCCTGTAATCTTTTTATATCTCCCTCATATGGCAGTTTTCCGATAGCAGTAAGTAGCCTTTCCTGCGTTGGCTTGTCCTGTCGTTTCAGAAACTTAACGGCATGTTTAGAATAACGTATTTCCATTTTTTACAGCTCACCATCTTCCTTTCTATGATTTCATTTCCATAACACCTAAATTTGGCTCGAAGTAAATGATATAGTTATCCACTTCCACACATACACCGTATTTTTGTCTGTACGCTTCCACGGCATCTAGTAGAAACTCTTCCGTCACACCCAAATGCTCAGCGGTTTCGTATGGGTTTTGGCATCCAGAGCGGTAGGCATCCACCAGCCCACGCAAGCCGATCTGTTTGTTGTACGCCCAGAGCCTTGCGTGTAGTTCCTGTTTTCTGTTCTCTGGTTTGCTCTGGTCGAGGATGTTTCCTGTGGTCGTGTAGTAGTGCCCAAGTTCCTCAGCGAGGATACAGGCTTTTTCCGTGCTGGTGGAAACTGTTGCATTTATCGCAACGGTTCCATCACAGTAAATTCCTTTTATTGTGTCATTTCTAAATTTGTAGTTAATGATTTCTATACCGTCCTTGCAGGCATCGTTTTCTAATTGCTCTAATAAATTCATGTGTACACCTCCCACTCTGGTATATAAGTATTCTTTCCAAATATTACTTTCTCTTATTTTTCACGAACTCAGCGAACTGGTTGATTTCGTCCAACTCATCCTCTGTATATTCGTTTCCGTCAAAGTGTAGGGCAATAGTAGTAGGTTCTAATTGTTTTGGCTCAATAGAACCATTGATAAGGGCGTCTGTACTTATGTTCAGAAAATCGCATATTTTAATCACATTGTCTACACTCGCTTTTCGTATACCTCTTTTAAAAATGCTATCTACTGTCGAGTATGGCATATCTATAGCACCTGTAAATTCTCGCATACTTTTATATTTGCTTAAAATATAATCCTTTAGTTTGTCCTCAGAAAGTCCCATCTGAACACCTCCTATTCCTTTAAATTAAGGATAACACCGCATTCACGAAAATTCAATAATAATTTATGAAATTTCACAAAAAACTGTTGACATTAACGAAATATCGGTTATAATGAAATAGAGTTAACGAAAATTCGTTAACAAGTAAGAAAGGAGGAAGACAAGATTGCACTACTCAAATCTAGTTGGGGAAATGGCAAAAAGAAGAATCACCAATGAAGCAATAGCTAACTTACTTGGGATTCATCGAAACAGCGTGTACAACAAAATACGTGGAATGGGTACATTTTCCGTAGACGAAGCCATTACAATTCGAAACAACTTTTTCCCTGATATGAAAATCGAGGAACTGTTTCCACCAGAACAGAAAGGAGCGTGATGGCGTGCAGAGCAATGAAAGGCTTACACATGTAAGAAGCAACGGCATCAAATCCGGGTATTGGTCGCCAAACAAAAAGGAAGAGCTGATTGAGCGATTGGCAGCCTACGAAGATTCGGGGCTGTCACCAGAAGAAGTTATGAAGCTGAAAGAGAAAGGAGAAACGAAATGAAGTTAAAAGATTTGCTTATGAGGATAACAGGGACAACCAGCACTGAATAGACTAATTCAGGAGGTGATTACATGGCAAAAAGAAAAGATCCAACGTGTGTGAACTGCATCATTCTGAGGGACGGCACGATGCTGACACCTGAAAATTCCAGCACGGAAGAACGGCACAGCCTCATAGCTGAGGTGATGGCAGAAGCACCCGGAAAGCAGGGATACATCAAAGTAACTAAAGACAACCAGACCGCATAGGCGGTCACCAGAGGACAAGCAAGGGGGAATTTAAATTGAAACACGTATTTGCAACTATCGCAACGGCGATCACCTACATGGCACTGCCTAACGTACCGTTGAGCCGTCCAGAAACAGCAATGATTATCTTTTGCAGTTACATGATCTACCTGTACATTGCTTATATCATCGAGAAGGTGAGGAGGGAAGAAGATGAGTAATGGCGCATTGTGGAGGGCACACCCGCCGAGGCCGAAGGAAGCAGAGCTTATACGATCCGCTGGGCTGGATCCGACAAAGTGGCTTGTGATGCACAGTAACGCCCTGTATCTGTACATATGCGACAACAGCCTGGAACAGAGAGAAAGCCACATCATTGACAAGAAAACGGGCGAGCTGGTGGGAAGCCCTTCAAAAACGGAAAGATGCCCCTAAAGTTGTTGGCGCAACTAAAGGGGCAGGCAATGTCATAAACATGCCATAAACATGCAAGGTAATTATACCGCCTACAAAGGAGAAAATCAAATGGAAATCATCAGAAACATAGCGGACGTTTTGCCGCTTCTGACAGAGGGAGCACAGGAATTATACCTTGTGGATCCACACGACTTTCGGAGCCTTCCGATAGGACAGGTTGCGGAACGCATGAAAGCGGGGGCGTTTGTTATCGTTGCAAGCGAAGAAGCAAGCGATAACCAACAAAACCAAGCATTAACCGACAAAGAACCAAGCCAACCCGCACAGATCGAACAACCGTTTGAATGGGGCAGACCGAAGGAATTAGACCCGGCAGAGATCGCCCAGCATATCAAAGACAGAAAGACAAACAAAGAAATCGCCGAGATCTACGGCGTGAATGTCAAGAAGATAACCAATTTTAAGCAGCATCAAAAGGGTGCGATCCGTGAGGCACTGGCAGCCATGGGGCACAATCATTCAGAGATCGACAGCATGATGGACGGCAGAAAACAGAACAGGTTTGTCGGACGGAAGAAGCAGCAGCCTGAACCGGTGGCAGAACCTGAACCGGCAACAATAGACTTCGATCTGTACGTTTCCATGGAAATGAACGGCAGAACACGAGAGGAAATGCTGGAAGAATTTGGAGTATCCGAAGAACAGCTTGACCAGTGGGAAGCAGAGAACGCCGACGCTATCACAGATCTTATCAAGCAGAGAAACGAAGGAATCAAGGATCTACTTACAAAAATGAATTAGGAGGAAAGAGCATGATGAACAAATATCAGAAGTTTATAAACGAAACAGTCTCTCTTTTTTCGAAAGAAATCTTGTTCGGAGCCAATCAGAGTACAGATTATTATCAAGGGATAGCATATTGCATCAATGAACTGGTGGAATTAGCTGATAAATTCAGCCTTGAAGATGTAAAAGACCAGGAGGCAGACTATGACGCCTGACAATCTTTCAATCTATGAGGCATACGAAGCCGAGCAAGAGCGACAGGAGCGGATCAGAAGAAGGAACGCCATAGAATGGGGCGACGACTGGGATGATTTGGAGTTCCAGGACGTACCAGACGACTATGGCAATCACAAAGAACTGTATTAGGAGGAGCCAAATGACGAAAAAAGAACAGTATCAGTCGTGGCGTGAGCGTATCACGGAAAATCTGGAAGCAGCACTTTCGCAGGTGCCTGAGAATCCAATGTTGGAGCGATACAATGCCCAGAATATCAAAGATTACTTACAGAGCCTTGCAACTTTGGACAGGCTGGAAAGAGGGGAGGCGTAAGGCATGGACGATTTTAAGATTGTAATTCCTGCCAGGAAAAAGACTTCGAGCGAAACACAGCAGGTAGTTAGGGTGTCAGCAGAAGCATACAACGCACTGGTGGAGATTTACAACGAGTCAACCATGAGCATTAAAGAAATTGCGTCTTTGCTTATCGTACAGGCATCGCAACACGTGGAATACCAGAAGGAGGATTAGTTAGATGGAAAATCTTGGAATATACAAAGCAATTACTGGCGTCATGGCAGACGTTGGAGCCGTTGGAAAGAATGGCGTAAACAGGCAGCAGGGTTTTAAGTTCCGAAGCATCGACGATGTAATGAACGCCCTTCACCCAGCCATGGTAAAGAACAAAGTGTTTACCGTTCCGGAGATTCTGGAGCAGAGCCGGGAACTGAAAAAGACGAAGAACGGAACAGAGTTGATCTTTTCTCTTTGCAAGATCAAATATACCTTTTATGCGGAAGATGGCTCATTTGTCGAGGCCGTAGTGATCGGGGAAGGAATGGACAGCGGAGACAAGGCCACAAATAAGGCTATGGCTATCGCCTACAAATATGCCTGTTTCCAGGTATTTTGCATTCCGACAGAGGAGATGATTGACCCGGACAGCGAACGGCCTGAAATGGAGCAAAAGAAGGCAAGCCAGGGCAATCATACACAGCCACAGGCAGCAGAACAGTCAGCAGATGAAGATCCAAAGGTCACGACTGCCATGATTGCAACCCTAAAGAAGGAGATGGAGCGAACCGGCGTGGAAGTTAATCAGATCTTGAAAATATGCAGAGTTGGCAAAATCGAAGAGATGACAACTACAGGATTTAACAGGGTTATGAAGAAATTTGAAAAAACACCGGATAAGGAGGCTTAAATGAACAGCGTACAGTTAACAGGTAGATTAGTGAGAGATCCAGATGTGAGATATACAGACGGTGGTTCCTCTATTGCCAGATTTACACTGGCATGTGATCGTAGATACAAAACAGAGAACGGACCCACGGCGGATTTTATCGGATGTATTGCCTTCGGAAAGACAGCGGAATTTGTCGAAAAGTGGTTTCAAAAAGGTACAAAGATGGAGCTTAACGGCAGGATCCAGACAGGGAGCTATGATAAGGACGGCCAGAAAGTCTATACAACAGATGTCGTTGCCGATCAGGTTGGCTTTGCAGAAAGTAAATCAGCATCTCACGCATCTGGAAATACAGAGAAGCCAAGCCCAGAAAAGGCGAAAGTTGACAGCGATGGCTTTATGTTTGTACCGGATGACGGACTGGATGAAGTCCCGTTCTAAAGGAGTGAACAATGATTATTCAAATTGACAGCAGAGAGAAAGCAAGGGCGATCAAAAAGATTGTGGCAGAATTTGACCGTCAGGGAATATCGCACCCTGTTTCGAAGCTGATGGTAGGGGATTATATGAATTACGATAATCCCCGCCTCATCATCGACCGGAAGCAGAATCTAACAGAGTTGTGTAGCAATGTCACCCACGACCATGCAAGGTTTCAAAGAGAGTTAAAACTGGCGCAGGACAACGAGATTAAACTAATCTTCCTGGTGGAACATGGGAAGGGCATCCGATCGCTGAATGATGTGATTTGGTGGGACAATCCCAGGCGTTGGAAGCGGGAAAAAGATCCGGTCTCTGGCAGATGGAAGGATATCGAGACGAAAGCAACCGAAGGGGAAACGCTCTATAGGATCCTTCAGACGATGGAACGGAAATATGCCTGCAAGTTCCTTTTTTGCGAAAAAGAGGAGACAGGGCGAGAGATCATCCGGATACTTGGAGGGAGCTTATGACCCGTGAAGAGATTAAAGAAATGTATTCCATGCGGGATATCATTGCACGGTATGGCATGAAGGCAAACAGAGCCGGCTTTATCCGGTGCCCCTTCCATCCAGGTGACCGGGATGCATCAATGAAAATCTATGAAAAAGACTATCATTGCTTCGGATGCGGAGCACATGGGGACATCTTTTCCTTCGTCATGAAGATGGACGGTCTGACATTTCAGGATGCATTTAAGGAACTTGGTGGCACGTACGAGAGGGAGCAGAAGGGACACACCGGATACAAGGGACGATTGAGCATCTACCACGCACAGAAAAAGCGTGAGCAGGCATTGAAAGAGCAGGAAAGACTGGCAAAAAAGATCAGTCTGAACAATCTCCTAATCACCATATACAGAAGGCATAAGGAGAAAGCGGCACCGATGTCTGATGCCTGGTGCAGTTCCTGCAACGCCCTGGAGCGGCAACTGTACATACATGAAGTATTGAGTGAATCGAGGTGAAGGCGACAAAATGGAACCGATGAACAGTTTGACCAAAGACAGTATCCTGTCTGAAGAAGTCTTTGAAGAAATCTTTGACCAGGAAGATGAGATATACAAAGCAAGGCTGATTTTGTCGCTGGAGGATCGAGCGCAGGAGCTTGGAGTTAAGCGAAAGTTTACCGAACTTTTGAGAGCCTACAAGAATGTAGACAAGGCATCAAAAAAGAGCCGGGAAAAGAAGCAGGTAAGCCTGTTGGAAAATTGGACAAACTTCCAGGGACCTTATGACAATATGCAATGTGGCACATGGATAGCCACGGAAGACGGCATCTATTTACAGAATCAGGGAAGCACAGATATATTAGCCTGCTATCATCCGATCCTTCCTGTTGAGCGCCTGAAAAATCTGGAGACAGGTGAGGAACAGATCAAACTTGCATATAAGAGAAATGGGCGATGGGAGGAGATCATAGTGCCTAAAACGATGGTAACATCTGCAAATAAGATCGTCTCTCTGTCAGGCCGTGGTATCTCCGTCACGAGTGAAAATGCGAAGTTTCTGGTCCGATATCTGGCGGATGTGGAGAATTTCAACGACGGATCTATTGAGGTCCAATATTCAAGCAGCAAACTTGGATGGATCCATAACGGTTTTTTGCCGTATGACAAGGATATCATCTTTGACGGAAACAGCCGATTCCGCCAACTGTATGACAGCATCGGGGAACGTGGCAGCCGAAACAAATGGTTTGAACATATGCGGGAGCTGCGGGCATCCGGGCGCATAGAAATCAAGTTCTTTCTGGCGGCATCATTTGCCAGTGTGTTGGTTGGAATCCTTGGAGGGTTGCCCTTCTTCGTGGATCTATGGGGAGAAACGGAAGGCGGTAAATCCGTGACAATGATGATCGCCTGTTCCGTATGGGCGAACCCAGATGAGAGCCAATACATAGGAGATTTCAAATCAACAGATGTAGCACTGGAAGCCAGAGCGGATATGCTTAACAACCTACCCGTCATGTTGGACGATACAAGTAAGAAAAACCGAAAGATTGAAGAGAACTTTGAGGGGCTTGTGTATGATCTTTGTTCCGGAAAAGGAAAGAGCCGTTCAAACAAAGAATTGGGAATGAACCGTGAAAACCATTGGAAGAACTGCATTCTGACAAACGGAGAACGCCCACTAAACAGCTATGTGACACAGGGCGGAGCAGTAAACAGAATCCTTGAAATTGAGTGCGGGGAAAAGGTTTACAAAGACCCACAGAAAACGGTGGAGATCGTAAAAAACAACTATGGGTTTGCCGGAAAGGAATTTGTGCAGATCATAAAGGACATGGGCATCAATGAGATCCGGGCAATTCAAGAAGAGATTCAAAAGAGCATCTTCAATGACGAGAAGATGCAGAAGCAATCCATATCTCTTTCCATTGTCCTGACAGCCGATAAAATCGCCACAGAATGGCTTTTCAAGGATGGACAGTATATTTCTATGGATGAGGCGGAAAACCTTCTTATTGACCGGAATGAGGTCTCAGACAACGAACGATGTTACCAGTTTATCCTTGGAGAGGTTGCCGTAAATGCTGCCAAGTTCGACCCAGTAGCACCGACAGCCGAAAAATGGGGCTGTATGGATAATGGTTATGTTGTGATCTACAACAATGCGTTCGATGCTATCTGTAAAAAAGGCGGATTTTCTAAAAAAGCCTTTCTCTCATGGGCAGACAAGAAGGGACTGCTGCAAACGCAGGGAGCAAATCAGACGAAGGTTAAGAAGGTCAACGGGACAGCCATCAGGTGTGTGTTCTTGCGACTGGATGACGATCTGGAGATTGACAAAGACGGATTTATGAGCCTGAAAGATGGGGCTGAGGAAACGCCATTTTAGCGAAAGGTTACAAAGTTACAAGGTTACAACACTTTTTTCACGCTATATAGAAAAATTTTTCACACGCACATCTTTAAGAAAAAAATTGCTATATAACAAAAAATCTTTGTAACTTTGTAACCGGGATGGGAAATAGCCCAAAAACCCTGTATTTATGCGGGGTTGAATGGTTACAAGAAAAATGTAACCACATGAATTTTTTTGAAACTTTTGTTACTAAAGAAGGTGAAAAAGTGACACACAGAGAAATTAGGCAAGTCATGGCCTGTATATGCAATGATTTCTATTCAAGGATCAAAGACATGGACGGAACCCAGGAAGATTGGGCGGAAATATCGAAGATTGCAGAAGAATACAGGAGCAGATGCAGCAATTCCAGATTTGCAAAGGATATGATGCTTGCAATCATGGACGAATTAGAACGTACATGGGAGGGTTCCCATAAAAAGAAAGGGGCGGACTAAATGAGTAAATCAAAGTATTCCAAGGTAAAAGGAACGGGGCTGTTGTGCGGAATGTCACGGTGCGAAGATTTCAAATTCCAGCAAGCCGGGAAAGGGCAGACAGTAGCCAACAGGGTGCAGAACCGACAAATGAGGCGAGCGATGCGTAAGAAGTAGGAGGAAGGTGAGACCATCACTGTTTATGGATATGTGCGGGTCAGCACAAAAGAACAGAACGAAGATCGTCAGTTGATTGCACTAAGCGAGGTAGGCGTTCCGGAAGAGAACATTTACATTGACAAACAATCCGGTAAGGACTTTAACCGCCCACAGTATAAAAAGCTGTTGAGGAAAATAAAGGCCGGCGATTTGCTTTACATCAAGAGCATTGACCGTCTGGGACGCAATTATGAGGAAATTCAAAACCAGTGGAGACTGATTACAAAAACAAAGGACTGTGACATATGTGTCATTGATATGCCGTTGCTTGACACAAGACAAGGCAAAGACTTATTAGGGACATTTATCAGCGATTTGGTGCTGCAGCTTCTATCCTTTGTAGCAGAAAACGAGCGAACCAATATCAAACAGCGTCAAGCGGAGGGAATTGCAGCAGCTAAAGCGCGCGGGGTTCAATTTGGCAGACCACCCGCACCATTGCCCCCTAACTTCCCATGGGCTTATAAGTGTTGGAAGAGGGGAACGATCACGGGAGTAAAGGCGGCCAGATTGTGCGGGATGCCATTGACAACATTTCGCTATCGTGCGGAAACTTATGAAGATACAGAAGTAGGAGAAAAAGAACAATGAGAATGATGTTTGATGGAAAGCCAGCGACAGAGGAAGAAATGGAAGAGTTTAATGACTGTATAGCACATGCACTATTTATTCTTATCAATTATGCCGACAAATACAGCATTGATAGAGATAGCTTTGTCAAAGTAGCCGTGAGATATATGGCAAATATGATGGAGAATGCAACATTTAAAGATATTTAAGAAACCAGAAAAATAAATACACGGAAAGGAGATTCGAGACTTTGGCCAAAGTGAAGCGTATGCGGTCTCCTGAAATGATTATGAATAACCAGAACAACCAGAACAGACAAAAGAAACTGAAATGCGAAATTTACCGGGATTCGATGCAGAATTATAAAAAATATGCCATCCCACCCGCTCAGCTGATTATCGCTGATGTGCCTTACAACGTGGGTACGAATTTCTACGGAAGTAATCCCATGTGGTACAAAGGCGGCGACAACAAGAACGGCGAAAGTAAATTAGCCGGAAAAGCAGCTTTTAACTCAGATTTTAACTTTAACCTGTATGAGTATTTCCATTTCTGCTCAAAAATGCTGAAAAAGGATGATACGAAGCCATCCAGAAGAGGGCGAAGCAGTGACAGCCCATGCATGATAGTATTCTGTTCTTTTGAACAGACACAGACGCTTATAGCGGCAGCAAAGAAGCATGGCTTTGTAAACTACATACCACTTGTGTTTTGCAAGAATTACAGCCCACAGGTGCTAAAGGCAAATATGCGAGTAGTTGGAGCGACGGAATACGCTTTACTTTTATACCGTGACAGGTTGCCCAAGTTCAGAAACGGCGTACAGGTAGACGAAAACGGGAAGAACATCAGGGGCACAGGCAAGATGATATTTAACTGGTTTACATGGGAGAAAGATGGTAAAGACGTCCCGAAGATCCACCCAGCACAGAAGCCAGTGAAGACCCTGAAAAAGCTGATTGAAATCTTTACGGATCCGGGTGACGTGGTGATTGATCCGTGCTGCGGATCCGGGAGCACACTGAGAGCGGCAAGGGAGTTAGGCCGTAGCGCATTTGGCTTTGAAATCGATCGGAATTTCTACACGAGGGCAAAAGAGGAAATGTTAAAACCCGAACAGATACAATTAACTTTTGAGGATATATTGGAGGTATAATATGGAATTATCAAAATGCATTGATTGGTTAAATGACATCCTGATAGCACAGAACATTTACGGGAGGAATGATGAAATAGACAAATACTTAATAGATTGCGCAAATACAACAGCGGAAACACTGGAAGCATACAAAGCATTCCAGGACGCACACATCACGCCGGACGACCTGGACACCATCGAGCAGATGTACGCCGACAGGTGCGAGGAGCTGGCAGACGCAAACCGCAGAGCCGACTACTGGGAGCGTGAAGCCAGGAAGCACGCAGGGGATGCGGGGGAATTTAAGATACTGATGTATGAGCTGATATCGAACCACCTGGAGGAGATCCGGAAAGACATCATGGACACCAGGACAGAATACTGGGATGTAAGAGATGACAGGTGTATGCAGTATGTATATGACAAAAAACTGAAATCTCTGGACAAGCAGGCAAGGTTCTTAGAGGATTTACTCATCACTATTAACCAATGGCAGGAACGGCGCAAAAAGCCGCTGCCAGCCTGGAGCAAAGGCCTGTATGATATCTTCCTCAAAAGGGGGCGATGAAGTGCCTAAAAACGTAAAGCGTGGCACTGAGAGCGCAAGGAAAAAGGCGCATTATGATATGCTGGAAAGCGAGAGGAACGGCGAACAGGTGGAACGGGATTTTCGCAGACCAGCATACACCGCCAGAAGAGCCACGCCAAAGATACAATCTATCATAGATATACGAATCATCATGCAAGCCGTGGACAGCCTCAGCGAAGAGGAAAGGGAATGGTTACATGATACCGCTGGAAGATACGGACACAATGGAGGGTAGTAGTGAATGAATGTTTGCGCAACAGAAAATGAAGACAAGAAAAGATACCTGAAATCTTATCAGGCATCTGTGAGGAGAGAAAAGAGGATTCTGGAAGAGATCCAACGCCTTGAAATGGATAAGCTTTTTCCAAGTGCAGTCAACGACGGGATGCCAAAGGGGAACAAAAAGGGAGACTTATCAGATTACATTGTATTGATGGAGGAACAAATAGAAAAGCTGAAGAAAGAGCGACTGAAGAAAGCAAAGGCATATGAAAGAATCTATGAACAGATCTCCGAAGTAGAAGATGATACAGAAAAAGAACTGTTGGATCTTCGATACATAAAAGGCCTGAAGTGGGAAGAGATTTCTCTGGAAATGGATTACAGTTGGAAGCAGGTGCACCGCATTCACGCCAACGCTTTGAAGCATTTGCAAATCAAGTGATTTTTAAAAGATGACACACAATGACACACTTTTGTGTGGTAATATGATAGTGGTGAATTTGAAGTAATCACCGGGGCATGATCCTGATACATTTCTTCGTATCGTTTTTCTCCTATTCAACCCACCGAATGGCGATCCGGTGGGTGTGTGGAACGTAGCTGATTGGTTCAGCATAAAGCCCATAACCCAAACCCCGGCTTTATTATGTGGGTTCGAATCCCACCGTTCTGCTTTCCCATTACGGGAAATGGTTTTACTCATAGACCCTCTTTTGTGAATCAGTTTAATCACAGGCACCTTGCATATAGAGTAGACTGCAGGGTGCTTTTGTGATGCCAGGGAAAGAGAGGACAAACAATGATTGACAATCAAATGACACCTGAAATGCTGGAGTGGATCCGTGGGCTTATCTGGACGGACAACCTGCATGAGTTTTATACGTCGCCTGTATGGCGCAGGATGCAAGCGCACGTGTTAAAAGCAAATCACTATGAATGTGCCAGATGCAAAGCGAAAGGCAAGGTTGTGAAAGCCAGCACGGTGCACCACAAAGAATACCTTCGGAATCGTCCGGAGCTGGCATTGGATGAGAACAACCTAGAGCCGATTTGTGCAGCGTGCCACTACGATGAGCACCACAGAAAAAAGCAATACATAAATGAAGAGAGGTGGTAGCGATGCCAGAAATGAAAAAGAAAGAGTTGGAAGCCCTTGCATCTGGATTCAGGGAAGCGGCCGACGTCATTGATGCACTGATCGGCAGCAGGACGAAGAAAGAAGCGGCGAGGCAGACGCAACTCTTTGAAAGCGTGATGAAAAAGATCACGGACGGCCTACCCCCGGTCGAAAAAAATGAAAAAACTCTAGGGGGGACGTGACCGGCAGGGGTACTACCCTTTAGAGAAATTTCAAAAA